TAACGCTATATAAAAATTATCTTGTATGATTGTATTTTACATATTAATTATCTAATTAATTCATTATATGCTAGTTCGGGAGATTTATAATTATTCAAAATAATTTTATTTAATTCTGCTGGAGTAATATTTTTATTACTTATTATTTTTTTACCTTTATCATCAAATAGATGATTGCATTCTGTATCATAGAAAAAATTAAACATATCAATTATCATATTGATATCACAATATCCCACCATAAGATTTACATCAATCCTCCCTGGACGAATAAATGCACTATCTAACTTATCCGGGTGGTTGGATGTTACTATTAAAATACGTCCGGGTGTTTCTAATATACCATCTAATAAATTAAGAATAAACGATAAGTTTAATTCTTCACCATCAGAATATGGGTTCTTATCTTTTTTGAATTCTTGTGGTTTGGCATTATTTATTGTATCAGATATAATATTATTTGTTGTAAAATTGGAAAATTTTGAATTACCTCCCATGGTATCATTACATATAGGTTGTGGTGCGTTTGTCTTATTGAATGAAGCATAATTACTACTTATTTCACCACAATAAGCCAGATTATCTTTATTTTGCCTATCAATACCAAAATTCATATATCCTCCCCTTACCGGGTTCATACCATCATATCCGTCACTATTATAATTACTAATATTTGTATGTGTATTTGTTATATCTACATTGTCTTTACTATTAATATCATTATCTTCTTCTCCATTGTCTTTACTATTAATATCATCATTATCTGTTGTATTATTTACTTTAACCCTCTCATTTAATACATCTGTTAGGCAATCAATATCTTCAATTACATAAATTCTTTCATTAATAGGGATATTAAATCTCTCGCTTCTACCATTCTGTAGAATACTAACACTTTCATTAAAAAACAAATCTCTTAATTGTGTCTGTGTTGTATCTTTATTAAATTTAATATTAAAAACGTGCCTTTTGGAATCCTTTGATATTGCTTTAATAAGTGATGTTTTTCCAGTTCCGGGTGGTCCATGAAGCATAATACCTAATGTGTAAGGGATACCCTTTTCTTTATACCATTCTTTATTATTAAGGAACATATCAACGCGTTCTTTTACATTTTGTAAATGATGTCCAAAAATATTAGACAATGATTTATTTGTATAAAATGGCGTCATTATAAAATTGAGATTTTTTGGTGCCATATCAAAACGGATATTCTTTGAATCATCTAACGGTAATGTAACATGTTTCTCATCAAAATAGAATTTCTGTTGTCCTAGTTTATTGTTCTGTTCATGCATATATTGTTTTTTCATCTCATCGATGAAATGTTTTAATTCAGATAATTTCAAATCATACGAAAATAACTCAATAATATAATTAGTTTCATCTTTATCCGAGGCAATATCATTAGATACTTTGCAATAAACTGTTTCATTTATTTTAAATATTTCATCATTTATTACTGTAAAATCTTTTTTGTAGTGTAGAAACTTAGCATTATTATTATGAATGACATAGAAATTAATGGAATCAAAAACCAAACTTATATCATTATTATCTCCTCTAACAAGTTTAATTGATGATATTATTTCTCGTTTTTCATCAATATTAGTATTCTTTATATTAACCATTTTTTCAATCTTTGCCTTATTTTTATTAATATAATTATTAATATGTTTCATCATATATGCTTTAATGTATGGTAATAGCGCCATAAAATTCATTACTATTATACCAAATATGATTTGTGAAGCGGTAACATCATTTTTCATGCTCATCATACTTATCATATTAGTACTCATCATAGAATTCATCATATTATTTGGTGATTGTTCCATATAAGGGATTGTATATAAATTAATTATCATATATTTAAGTAATTTATATATACTTATTTTTCACATGTATGTATTCATGTATTTTTTAAGTTTGTATTTTCTAATTTATTTACCATTTATTTTTCTTAACATTAATACGTGGTCCTTTTTTTGTAGTCAATGCTTTAGGGTCGTATATATTACCATCATCATCGTCATCGCTATTTATGTCTTTAGACATCTCCCAAAATTCTTTAGAACCAATCTTAAAATCTGGACGTGTTTCGGCTTTATACCAAAATATTTGTTCATCTAATTTATTAGTTTTTGCGTTATTATTAATAACTAAACATTCATAATTTTCAGTGCATTGGTTCATAACTTGGCAAAATGATTCGAATGTTGGAAACATACCAGCATAATTATCGTATATTCGTTTTCTATTATTAATGTAATTCTCTCTCAATATAAATACATAATCTATATTTGTCCTGAGATTAGGAGGGACACCAAGCGGGTATTGCATAGTTATAACAAGCATCACTTTCCAATGTCGTCCGTTCATGAACAATAAGCGCATAACCTTATCACGTGACCATGTAGCATCATATAGACAATCATCTAATATAACGAATGTACGGGGATCAATATTAGTCTTTCCGTATGCCTCTTTTTCTTTTTTAACACTCTTCAATGCCATCTTTTGACGTTTTAATATATTCTCTATAATAACTGTATTATACTCATCATGTATAAATAGTTTAGGCACATGTTTGCTAAAAAATCCATTACCTGCCTCAGTTCCAGATATTACTGTCCCTACAGGTATATCCTGATGATAATATAATAAATCACGGACTAAGAATGATTTACCTGTGTCACGTCGTCCAATTAAAACAACCACAGGACCCTTATTTTCATTTGGGTTAAATGTTATTTGTTTCATATTAAATTTTTTCAGTTCTAAATTCATCGATGACATTTTTATGTGTATATATTACAAAATAATATATATTATTCAATTATTGAACTTATAGATATATTATTTATTAATAATGAAATAGATTAACATTAATATAACCCAAATAAATTCTCTAAAATATATTATTAGTTTAAAGATAAAATACATTTTATAATATAACTTTAATGTTTAGCATAAATTATAAAAAAAATAAAAATATAGAATTATACAATTCATTAAAAGGTGTAAATAACACATTTGATAAGATCCAAAATTATAACCCCATATACAAACTTTTTTTTTCACTTAATGACACAAATTGGAACTCTATAAATCTAAATGAACGTAATCATTTGAGAGAAATTATAGAACAAATAGATAATACTAATTATAAGATTAGATTAGAAAATGGTATTGAGAGAGAAACGTTTCTAAAATATTCCCCTCTTATTGATCCAATAAGATTTTTAGCAGGTAAATTAGAAGATATATCACTGAATGATATATGTGTTTTACCGATACATAATTATAATAATAGTGATAGTGACGGAAATAAAGTAAATGGAGAAAATATAAAATTAACGAATGATTACATCAATGTATTTGATTATTCTAAAGAGTTATTCAAAAATAAAGATTTTACGAAATATGTAAGTAATAAGGTAAATACTCCATATAATACTGCTTATACAGAATCATTTTTTTCATATTTATCGAGCCAGATATTAAATAATAATAATTTCGTGCATGGTGTTGATTTTTATGGTTCTTTCACATGTATAAAAAAAGATTTTATAGTCAATATTGCGGATGACTTGGAAGCATTACAACAATCAACATTTTTCTTTGATAAATGTATTGGTAATATAGTAAAGGTTCAAGATGATTTTAATGAACTTATTAATTTTGATACTAGGAAAAATAAGAAAAAGATTATATTAAATAAAACAGAAACAGCATTCTCTGTAAATAGTTGTGAATCATTTGGTGATATATTTAAGAATAATAAACAATTTGTCAGGGATGAGAAACAAATAGAATTGAAAGATATCAGAGACATTGATAAATTTATAATAAATAATGAATTAATTAATGATGACAATCATGACAATGATGAGAGAAGTAAAAACTATGACAATGATAGTGATAGTGATAGTGATAGTTACGGCGGTGGTTCGAATACTACACATAGCACAGAAAATACTCATATATTTGATACTATAGATAATGAAGACGCTGAAGATAATAAAGATAGCAAAGAAAACAAAGAAAAAACAAATAATATTTCTATTAAAAGTTCAATATCTGTAAATAGTAGATCCACAACTGCTAATAATTTGGAATCAATATATTCTTCTTCATCTTGTGATAGTGGTTCATTCGGGACATCATTAGAAGATGAATTTTGTGGAATATCAATAGATAAATTTCCAATAAATGTTATCTCACTTGAAAGATTACAAGATACATTAGATAATTATATGAATAATAACATTATAAGTCCTAAAGAATGGTTGTCTATACTTATGCAAATAATAATGACACTATTAACTTATCAAAAAGCATTTGATTTTACACATAATGACTTGCATACAAATAATATTATGTATAATGAGACAGATAAATTATTCTTATATTATAAGTTTGATGATAACTATTATAAGGTACCTACATATGGAAAGATATATAAAATAATAGATTTTGGTAGAGCTGCATTTAAATATAATAATATTCAAATAATGTGTGATGCTTACAATATAGATGAAGACGCATATGGACAATATAACCACGAACCATTTTTTGACAATACTAAACCCCGGGTAAGTCCCAATTTTTCGTTTGATTTAACGCGGTTAGGGTGTTCTTTATTCGATCATTTTATCCTAGATGAGATGGATATAGATAGTTATAATGGTATTATTGAAGATTTAGTCAAGGAATGGGTAACGGATGATAATGGGAGAAATATATTATATAAATCAAATGGAAAAGAGAGATATCCTGGATTTAAATTATATAAAATAATAGCAAAACGTGTGCATAAACATACACCTGAAAATCAATTAAATAAAGAAATATTCAAGTCCTTTAATAGGTTATCATTAGATATACAGAGAGAATTGTTAAATGATAAAAATATATTATTAATGGATATTGATGTTCTTAACAAAAATTAAATACAAAATTTATTAATTTATATTACATAATCATACCATTATTATATTATTGAAAGTAATAATAATATTTTTAATTATTAACACCGTTGGAAATTTAAAACGCCGACTTTAAGTAAAATTATATTTAGAATGTTTTAACTATTTTAGTTAAAATTGAGTTAAAAATAAAATATTTAGTAATAATATTTAGTAATAATATATAATGCCAAAATATAATTGCGAACGCTGTTTGAAAGAGTTTTCTCAAAAATCCCACTTTGTTAAACATCAAAATAAAAAAATACCTTGTCAAGATAATAAAGGAAAGATAGAAGAGGTTGTTGAGAATATTATCATAAATAAAAAATTGATTATAAATAATAGTGAAAATATAATTAGAACTATAACAATGTCAAATAATAATATGAAACAACAATGTTCTTATAATAAACAATTAACATTTATTGAAGTATGTGCTGGTGCTGGTGGATTAAGTAAAGGGTTTATTGATTATGGTTTTAAA